TAAGTGATACGTATTACGAATACGAAGTAGAAGCACAAGACGAAAGCGAAGCAGAGGAGAGAGCGTTTGACCTTCTGCAAGATGCTATTGGTTGGGATGCGGCTAAAGATTGGGAATGTTCTTACATCAGAGATGACAAGGAGTGTGACGATGGCTAAGACATGGCAAAAGAAAAAATATACAGCAGTAGGCGTAATGGAGTTCGACATGTTTGTTGAGTTCGATGAAGACGATATCCCCGCAGGCATGGATGAGTGGGAGTATGCCCGTCACCTTGCCGACATGGGGCAATGGGAAGAAGAAGCACATGGCGGTGACTTCCGCATCTGTGACGTAATGGAGGACGTAGAATGATTCTCGAAGAGGTTGATGAGATTTATGTGGCTGGTATTCGACCAGACCTAGAGAAAGCTATACAAAAGTTTATGTCTGAAACATATGGAAAGAAAGCGTTAAAAAAAGAAATACGCTTCAGCCTGATGGTTAGGCACAAGGAGAGAAAAAATGATTGACGCATCCAGTTTGTTTATATATCTAGTATTAGTAGGATTTTTTGGCTACTACATTTTGAATAGGAATAAATAATGAAATACCCAAACATATTTCTGGACACAGACGATTGGTCGATGACCAAAGGTCAATGGTGTGTCCGAATTGACGAAGGTTCATCGTATGACGGATACACGCTTGAAGAAGCGGCAGCACTTGTGCGTGAAATGACAGAAGAGGATTTGAAAAATGATGTTAGCAATATTAATTGACCCGTTCACCGAAACGATTGAGGTGGTGGACTACTCTGGAGACTGGCGTGATATTTCTACACTACTTGGGTGTAGTTTATTCACGACCATTGACCTTGACGAAAACAACACACTGTATGTAGATGACGAAGGGCTGTACGTTGAAGACCAACGCTTCTTCAACCTAAAAGGTTACTCACAACCTCTCGCAGGTCGTGGGCTTGTGTTGGGATACACCCTTGATGGTGACTCTACTGATAGTAGCCTGACTGTATCACAGGTACAAGATATGGTATCGTGGTGTCCCGAAGGGCTAACAGTCGAACCCAGCTTCGAGGTGCTTGGCTTCAGTGAGCCTGAAGATATCCTTGAGGCTTTGGGCATTGCCCCCAAGACATTTGCTGGCACTGTAAGTACAGGTAAAGGAAAAAATAATGCTTGACATACCCTTATCAATATCATATATTGAAATCGGAATCCTGATTGGTGTGTGGTTAAACACGACAATCAATGTATATAATTTTATGAAAGGATAGCCCGTGGCTAGATATGAAGTTTCGTTTGTGATTGACGCAGACATTGAAGACGTAGGACAACAACCTTGGTGGCTCTTGTTGGGCGAGAACTCAATTCCTATTGAATGGCTCGAATATGTAATGGTTCGTGAACTGGAATCGCAGGAGCAGGTATTGGACATTGAGTTCGTACCTGACACAATCAATGTGATTGACATGGTGCAAAAGAAAGAGCCGCCGAAGCCAACACTAAAATTAGTGGTGAACAACGATGACAACCCAACCGAAGCTGCCGAAGAACCGCAGTCCGATAGCTAAATCTCTGTCCGAAGGACAGTACAAACCTAAAGTAGTGAAGCCCAAGAAAGGCAAGGGAAGCTACAACAGAAAAGGAAAACAAGATGCCGAATAAACACACAAAAATGTTTCGACCTTGGTATGAGGACAACGTACTCAGCCAGTGGGAGAAGGTAAAAACTGGTGATAAATCATACGCTTACGAGAAGGTTAAGCAGGGACGTTCACACAAGGATGACAGGCTTGGTCGCCAGTGGGAACACGAGAGGATTTGGAATGACTAGGCATCTCCTTGTACTCATGGATGAGTTGCAACCGCAGATTGGTTCAGGCCACAGATGGGTCGAAGCCAAGATAGGCTACAAGTGGGTGTTTGTGCGTGAGCGTACAGACGGCAATCGAAAGCGCATCAAGCGTGATTTATGGGACACTCTGGTAACACAGACAGAGCGATATCTTGCAAGGCAAGAAAAAGGCTTTGAGAAACTTAGAAAGAAAGCGGAGAAAAGAAAATGATTGAGACAATATTTGCTAACGCCCTAATGTGCATGGCGTTGAATATTTACCACGAGGCACGCAATGAAAGTACCGCAGGACAGCTTGCTGTTGGACAGGTGGTTATGAATCGTGTGTTTGACGACAGATTTCCAAACACAGTTTGTGGTGTAATCACACAGGGTATTCACTGGGAAAGCGTACCAGCCCGTAACAGATGCCAGTTTAGCTGGTATTGTGATGGTCTGTCTGATGTGCCACGAAACGAGGAAGCATTCGTTCAGTCACAAGAGAACGCACAGATTGTGTTGAACGGCTGGTTTGATACCTTCATGGACGGGGCTACACACTACCATGCTGACTATGTAATGCCCAGCTGGGCAAAGACCCACACAAAGATTGTCAAGATTGACAGCCACATTTTCTACAGGTGGGACTGATGATTAATAAATCAAAAGCAGTTCTTGTTCACTGCTCCGATAAACGTGAGTCGCCCACCCGTGACATCGCAGAAGGTTTTATCGGGGGCGAGTGCCGCCTGGTTCAGCTTGAGGATGGCAGACAACTTGTGATTGAAAAGAAACAAGACATGAACAAACCTATCAACGAGGAAGTGTTCGTTATGTATAACGAGGACGACTCTTGGCCTATGGCACTGTCGTTCTTTGGCAATGCCTTCCTGTTGACAGGTGAAGCGAGGTGGAAAAACAATGAAACTACTTAGACGCTCAATATATTCTGGCAATATGCACGAGATGGACTTGCCCATCACCTATACACAGATACGTAGGTGGCAGGATGGCTGGTCGGTTGACCGTGCCTTCCCTGATTTGACACAGGAAGAGATTGCCTTTATATTAAATGGAACGCTTCCCGATGAGGAAGTCGAGATAGCAATGATGGAGAAAACTTTTAGCGATGTCACACTACACTAACAACCTATGGGAAAAAGACCGAAGGCAACTCTTTAGAGAGTTGTACCACCAGTATATTGAAGAAGGCTACAGCCAGAAGGAAGCCAAGCGGCTTGCACGTGAAGAGTCTACAGACATCTATGCAGACAGCGTAGATTTTGCGATGGATGCCGCAGACATGGAGTTCGACCAGTGATGAATTATGTACAATTAAAACGCCACCGTGACCTAGTTCAACGCCGTAGGCTAGAGCATAAGCGAAAAGAGCTTGACCCTGATAGTCGGTCATGGTACTATGATGGCGATGGAACGAAGCGTGACAAGAAAACCAATGGAGCAGTTGAATGAACAGATTTACACGTACTAAACAGCAAGAAATAAAAGCACTACGGCGCAAGGCCATCACAGCACAGAACAAATCAACGACCAAGAAAACTATGACCGAAGCAATGAGAGAGGTTAAAAATGTATCGCATGATGTATAAGACACAGGGTTCAGCACCTGCCTTCATGGAAGAGGTGAAGGACGTAGACGAGTTCCTTCGCTATCGTGAACTGGTTGCCAAAAGCATGGGGTTCGCAACAGAGATAGTGAATAACAAACTGTTCCTGTATGACAGGGGCAAAGAGTTTGGCATCTACTACGTAGAGAAAGGTTAATAGATGAATACTGAAAAATCCAATGTGGTTAGCCGTGGTGAGTGCAGCAAGTGTGGTTCGTCAGACGGCAATGTGCTGTATGACAATGGCTCACGCTACTGCTTTGTGTGTGAGACATACACGGCAGCAGAAGGCTCTGACAGAATTGTCAGCGTCACAGAACGAAAGGTTCATGCAATGAATACACCATTGAGTCGGGGGCAGTTCTCTGCCATCGAAGACCGTGGCATCTCGCTCGAAGCAGCGAAGGCATACGGCATCACTGTCGCAGGTGACAAGCAGATATATCCATACTACGATGTCAATGGTCAGCATGTGGCGAACAAGGTTCGTCATGTCAAGACCAAAGACTTCCACGCCGAAGGCCGACTGCCACAGGCAGGGCTGTTTGGGCAGAACCAGTTTCGTGATGGCGGCAAGTACATTACAATCACCGAAGGTGAGTTGGATGCTGTGTCTGCCTATCAGATGATGGGTTGTAAGTGGCCTGTCGTGTCCGTCCGTAATGGCGCACAGTCTGCGGTCAAGGATGTGAAGGCACAGTTCGAGTGGCTCAACAAGTTCGAGAACATCGTTGTGTGCTTCGACAATGACGAGCATGGCAATGCCGCCGCCGCAAAGGTTGCGTCCATCTTCGAGCCTAACAAGTGTCGCATTGTCAAGCTGAAGGCGAAGGATGCCAACGAGTATCTCAAGCATGGTAAGACCGAAGAGTTTATCAAGCGTTGGTGGGATGCCGCACCTTACACACCTGCAGGTATCGTCAACCTCAAGAACTTTGACGGTCTGTATGATGACGAGGACAGGCAGTCAGTTGACTACCCGTACAAAGGCATGAACGAGTTGCTGTATGGTATGCGTACTGGTGAGCTTATCACATTCACAGCAGGCACGGGTGCAGGTAAGTCCAGCATCATGCGTGAGCTTGAGCATCACCTACTTAACAACACCGACAGCAACATTGGCATCATCAGCCTTGAGGAAAACGTCAAGCAGACTATCTTTCACCTGATGTCTGTCGAGGCAAGCAAACGGCTTTACATCAAGGAGATACGTGAGCAGGTTCCACAGGAACAACTCTCACATTACGAGCAAGCTACCGTAGGCACGGGGCGTGTGTTTGCATTCGACCACTTCGGTTCGATACAGACTGACGAAATCCTGGCACGTGTACGCTACATGGTCAAGGCACTTGACTGTCGCTACATCATTATCGACCACCTCTCAATCCTTGTATCAGGTCTTGAGGGTGAGGACGAGCGCAGGAACATTGACAAGATGATGACCCAGCTACGCTCACTGGTCGAGGAGACACAGTGTTGTATGCTTCTGGTATCACACTTGCGGCGTGCATCAGGTGACAAGGGTCAGGAGCAAGGTGTACAGATTAGTCTGTCCATGCTACGTGGCTCACACAGCATCGCACAAATCAGTGACGCAGTGATTGCTATGGAGCGTGACCAACAGGCTTCCGACCCTGTGATTGCCAACACCACGACCATACGTGTACTCAAGAACCGATATGCAGGTGAGACAGGTATTGCTACCTATCTGCTGTATGACCGTGAGACTGGTCGCATGCAGGAGATTGATGACCCTAACGCCGAAGACTTTGACACAGTGGAAGCAGGAGACTACCTATGAAACTCAAACCGATACACGGCGCAGTGAACATCCCGTTCAGCCGCCAGCGTTACGAGACATCTGACGCACCAGCCAAGGACATTGTGATTGCCTACCTCAAGCGTAACGGTCACGAGATTCTTGACAGCAAAGAAGATTTTTCTGTTGACATCAAGTCAAAGAAAGGCGATAATACATACTTCAGCGAGGTTGAAATCAAGTACGGTTGGAAGGGTGATTGGAACCCTGACTGGAAAGAGATACGCATACCGTATCGCAAACACAAGCTGATTAACAAAGTGGCTGATGCCGATGGCTTCTTCAACTTCTACATCCTACGTGCTGACCGCAAAGCGGCGTGGCGTATCAAGGACAACGTGGTTGCAGAGTCAGAGGTGCGTGAGGCACAAGGACGTAACATTGTGAAGGGCGAACACTTCTTTCACATCCCATACGAGAAAGCAGAGTTGATTGAACTATGAAACGATTAGCAGTAGACATTGAAACAGACGGGCTTGATGCCAAACAAATCTACTGCGTAGTGGCACGAGACTTAGATGAAAAAAGAACCTATACATTTACACCCAACACTCTTGAGAATTGCAAGCAACTCTTGGAGTCTGCTGATATTCTGGTGTTTCATAATGGCGTATCTTTTGACGCTCCTGTTCTGAAACGATTGCTCAATATCAACATACCTCTAGACAAGATACGTGATACACTTATCCTGTCACAGATGGCTAACCCCGTGCGTGAAGGCGGTCACTCGCTTGAAGCATGGGGTAAGTCTCTGGGGTACAACAAGATAGAATTTTCTGATTGGTCAGAGTATTCCGACCAAATGTTAAAGTATTGCATTAGGGACGTAGAGATTACAGAACGTGTGTACAACATACTTGTGCCAGAGATGAAGCGGTTCTCGCCACGTAGCATACGCCTTGAGCATCAGGTTCGTGCAATCGTAGACCAGCAGGAGCGTAACGGCTTTGCACTCAATGTACCTGCCGCTATGCAACTGATGGCTCGACTGTCGGACGAGGCAATACAAATCAAGGCACAGCTACAACATAAGTTCCCGCCGATTACAGAGATTAGATACTCTGACAAGACTGGCAAGCGTCTGAAGGACAAGGTTACTGTGTTCAACCCCGCATCACGCAAGCAGATTGCAGAGCGTCTTTCGGAGTTGGGATGGAAGCCTCATGCCTACACAGAGAAAGGCCAAGCCATTGTGTCAGAGGAAGTGTTAGCAAAGGTTGACATACCCGAAGCACAAATGGTTGCACGCTTTCTTCTCTTGGAGAAACGTGTCTCACAGATTAAATCTTGGTTAGACGCAGTTGGTGAAGATGGCAGGGTACATGGTAAAGTTTGGACACTGGGTACAATCACAGGTCGTATGACGCACACCTCGCCTAACATGGCGCAGATACCCGCAGTATACTCACCTTATGGAAAGGATTGTAGAGATGTATGGACTACTGCTTCTAATAATTATGTACTTCTTGGTAGTGACGCAAGCTCACTAGAGTTGCGGATGCTTGCACATTACATGAACGACAGGGACTTCACACGTGAGGTTGTTGAGGGTGATGTGCATACTGCAAACCAGAGGGCGGCAGGGTTGCCGACACGTGACAATGCAAAGACATTCATCTACGCATTCCTGTATGGTGCAGGTGCGGCTAAGATTGGTAAGATTGTAGATGGCTCTGCCAAAGATGGTAAGAAATTAATTGATAAGTTTTTGTCCAACATGCCTGCACTCAAAGCACTACGTAGCAAGGTAGATAAGCTTGCATCACGTGGCTATGTGTTAGGTATTGATGGGCGTGTGTTGCAGATACGCTCTGCACATGCAGCACTCAACTCTCTACTACAGGGGGCAGGTGCAATCGTCTGTAAGGAATGGCTCAAGCACATTATCGTACAGGCAACTAAACGAAACCTCGACTTCAGACTTGTTGCGAGTATTCACGATGAGTACCAGTTTGAGGTTCGTAAAGACCACGCCGAAGAACTTGGCGAGGTTACAAAGCTGGCGATGAAACTGACAGAGCAATCTCTCAAAGTTCGTTGCCCTCTCGACAGTGAATACAAGGTCGGGAAAACGTGGGCAGAAACCCACTAGAAAAAAGTGTTGACATTTGATTCTGGATGTGGCACTATATAGTGGTCGTTGGCAATAAGGCCACGACATGACAACCAAAACGAAAGGTAAAACGAAATATGACCGTAGTAAAAGGTAAAGCATACTGGGCATCAGTACAACAACCAAACACCACTTACGAACCTGAGTGGGGCATCGACATTCTTGTTGATGACAACAACCGTGCCGCACTTGAGGCAGATGGTCTTACCATCAAGAACAAAGGCGATGAGCGTGGTGACTTTGTTCACATTCGCCAGAAGGTAACACGCCGTGATGGTTCGCAGAACGAAGT